TCAAGTATTAGAATGCAATTAACTAAAAGATTACAAAATAAAAAAGTTAAAAAAAAGAACAAAAAGAAAAAGGGTAAAAAATGATTAAAAATACCAGAGCATTACAAAGAGCATTAGCTAAAGTATTTAATACATCAGCAGGTGAAAAAATAAAAGCTGCTTTTATTGATAAAACAGATACACCTTTACTTAGTAAACTTATATTAGAAGAAGGACCAGATTCTAGTGTAGATACTAAACCTAAAATTTTTAATAAGACTGGATATAAATCTGAAGTAAAAGAAAGATTTAAAAAAGGTTATTTTACAAGAGAAGAACAATTAAAAGGTAAAGATAAATTTGGTAATCCTATTAAAGAAGAACAAGAAATAGGATTTTATAAACCAACAGTTAATAAATCTTCTTTTAATGATTTAATAAAAGATATAGATAAGATAGAAAAAACAGTAGAAAATAAATCAGAAAAAAATGTTATTAAAAAATTTGTATCTGATTTAAATAAAAGTGCAAAAAAAACAGGTAAAGATTGGAGTAAAGATAGTTCTTTATTTGGAGAATTTTTTGATTCTGCAGATTATTTTAAAATTCTTGATAAGAAAAAACCTATTCAAGATGTAATACCTTTTAAAGATATTAGTCCAACTATATCAGATTATAGAAGAGTTTTAGGTGCTATAGATAATAAACAATTAGCACAAGTTGATCCAAGTGTTAGAAAAGTTTATAATATGCTTCAAGCAAGAAAAAGTCCTAATCAAACACAAACTACACTACGTGATATAAAAAGTCTTGCATTAAAAAAAATAGAAGAGTTAGGACCTAAAGATCCATTAAAAGATTTAGATCCAAGAATATTAGATATATTAGAAGAAAATATAGATGATGTAGGTTTTACAGGAGCATATCGAGGTTCTCTTTCTTTACCTAGACAATTTCGTAATATAGATGATGAAGCTGTTATTCCTCAATCTACACCAAGACAAAAAGATTTTGCAGCATCAAATCCTAAAAGTGCTTCAATATTTATGGAAGAAGATTATATAAATAGATTAGGTGGAGGAGAATTTGATACTCCTGAAATGAGACAAAGTGTTGTAGGAGAAGCAAGAAAAAAATATTTTGATAGAATACGAGCAGCTGAACCTAGTTTATTAGATACAGAATCTACAGCAATACAAAAGGTAAATATTAAGTTACCTAAAGATATGACAAGAGAAGAGTTTTTAAATCTTCCAGAAGAAGAAAGAAGATTTTTAGGACAAGCTCAAGAAGTATATAATGAGACTTTTGGAAGAGCAAAACAAAGTGGTTATAATACAAGAGATTCAGATGCTATAGCTCAAGAAGAAGTTTTACAAGTTATGTTAGGTAGAGCAGATCGTAGTATAAGTGGAACTATGATGGGTCCTGAAGAAGTATTAGCTAGAAAATATAAATCATCTATTACTGGTAAGAAAAAACCTTTATTACTAGAAGAAAAACCTGAATATGCTAAAGGAGAACAGCGTTCTTTATTTGGAGAAAAACAATATCCTATAACAGGAAAATTTGGTTTTACTAAAAAAAATAAAGGTGGTTTAGCAGGACTAACTAAAAAGAAAAAATTTATACCTAAAATAATTAAAAATAAAAAACTTAAAAAAAGAAAACAACAAAAACCTAGAGGTGTTGGTAAAGCACTTAGAGGTTATGGAGCAACAAATGCCTAAAAAAAGAAAAATAAAAGGTAAAGGAATGAAAGGCATGACTATTGGTGGTGGTTATAAAAGACCTACTAAAAGTGGTGCTGGACTAACAGCAGCAGGTGTTGCTAAATATAGAAGACAGAATCCAGGCAGTAAATTAAAGACTGCTGTGACAGAAAAGAAACCAACAGGAAAGAGAGCTAAAAGAAGAAAGAGTTTTTGTGCTAGATCTGCAGGACAAATGAAAAAGTTTCCTAAAGCAGCCAAAGATCCTAATTCAAGATTAAGACAAGCAAGGAGAAGATGGAGGTGTTAATTGTCATATCTAATAAGCAATATTCCACATTTCAAATGTTGGGTAAGAAAAGAGTTTACGCATAACCATATAAAGTATCATGGTGAACATTTACATGGTTTAGCGATTGCAGTAAATACAATACCAGATAGATGTTTAAGTTTTCAAGTTGTATTTACTGGTATACAAGAAGAAGAAAATACAGTAGGTGGTGCAATGTGGGCACGTCTTCCAATCACAAGTTTGATTGCAGATGAAGTGCTAGAAAAAATGCCAGATAGAATGGATACTCATTTAGCACAACCTTGGGATTGTTCTTCTAGAGGTCACTCAGTAATAGTGATGGATAGAATAAGTTCTAGCCCTTGGTACTGTAAAATAGGTGGAGAGTTTTATAAAGGTAGGTATATGTTTACAGTTGATTATACAGATAGTTATATAAGTGATGACCCTGCACAACATAAGCAAAGTCATGTATTACAATTAACAGATGCTGGTAAGTGGACTGGTAATATTGTAGCACTGCCTAATAATAGAGTTAGAGTAACTAATCCTGCATTATGGATAGCTGGTGAAGGTGCACCAGATTTTGCACCAAGTCAATATATACATTCTGCAGAAATACATGATAGTTATACAGATCCAAATGTAACATTTAATAATCTTTATAAGGAGAAAACTAATGATGAAAAAAGCTAAGTATATGGCTAAAGGTACAAAGTACATGGCTAAAGGTTCTAAGTATATGGCTAAAGGAGGTAAAATACCTTTGTTAGGTAGAGGTAAGAAAAAGAAAAAAACAATGAAAAAAAAGAAGAAAAAATAATGGCTCTTAAAAAGAAAAAAACTAAAAAGAAAAAAGGTGCAAAACCAACTAATCCTGCATTATATGCAAGAGTAAAAGCAGAAGCTAAACGTAAGTTTAAAGTTTATCCAAGTGCATATGCTAATGGATGGTTAGTGCGTACTTATAAAAAACGTGGTGGTGGCTATGCCTAAACCTACAGGTGGTCTTACTGCTTGGTTTGGTAAAGGACCTAAAGGTGATTGGGTAGATATAGGTGCTAAAAAGAAAAAAGGAAAGTTTCAAGCTTGTGGTAGAAAGTCTACTAAAACAAGTAAAAGAAAATATCCTAAGTGTGTACCTAGAGCTACTGCTAATAGGATGTCTAAATCACAGATAAGAAGTGCTGTAAAAAGAAAAAGAGCTGCAGGTAATCCTGGAGGTAAACCTAAAAATGTAAGAACATTTAAAAGAAAGAAAAAGAAATGAATATAACACCTGAATTAATTACTACAATACATAATATATCTTGGTTTGATGGAATATTATATGTTATACTTGGTTTAGGTACATATGCAATATATAGATGGATTAAAAAGAAATGGTAAGAAGATTAAAGAAAGTAACTAAACAATTAAAAAAAGCTTCTAAGCTTCATGCAAATCAAGCTAAGATAGTTGCAAACTATGTGAAAAAGAAAAGACCCAAAAGTAGGAACAGGAAAAAAGCCTAAAGGTTCTGGTCGTAGATTATATACAGACGAGAATCCTAGAGATACAGTAAGTATTAAGTATGCAACTGTAGCAGATGCAAAAAAAACTATAGCTAAAGTTAAAAGAATTAAAAAACCTTATGCTAGAAAAATACAAATACTAACTGTGTTAGAACAAAGAGCTAGGTTTGGAAAGAAACCAGAACAAGCAAGATTAGCTAAAGCAGCTAAAGCATATTTAAAAAGGACTAGAAAATAATGGCAACATCAGGTACATATGATTTTAATCTTGATATAGATGAGATTATACAAGAAGCTACTGAAATGATAGGTGGTGAACAGACATTAGGACATGAACCTAAGTCTGCTAGACGTTCTATAAATTTAATGTTGAATGATTGGCAAAATCGTGGTATACTATTATGGAGTACCTTTACAACTGCAGTTACAGTTTCTACAAGTGTAACAACATATGATTTAGCAGGTTCAATAACAGATACATTAATAGTTACATATAGAGAAACAGCAACAGGAACAGATACAAAATTAGAAAGAAAAACATTTGAAGAATATAATATTATACCTGAAAAGTCTCAAACAGGTAGACCAACACAATACGCAATTAAAAGAAATTTATCTAATCCAACTTTATTTTTATATCCTGTTCCTAATGTTACTACAGGTATTTTAACTATAGAAGCTATAAGACAAGTAGCAGATGTAAATAAATCTTATCAACAAAATGCAGATGCTCCTGTTAGATTCTTACCTTGTTTAACTGCTGGATTAGCATACTATATGTCTTTAAAAAGAAATGGTTTACCTGAAACAAGGATAGCTTTATTAAAAAGTAATTATGAAGAATTATTAATGAGAGCAATGGAAGAAGACAAAGAGAGAGCAAGTATTTATTTTAAACCTAAATTAAGGGCAGTATAATGGCTACTAATAAAAGAGCATTAGCAATGTGTGATTCTTGTGGATTTGTTTATCCTATGAGAGTTATGAAGTTAAGTAGTTATGATACATTAAGATGTCCTCAATGTTTTGATGGTGCATTTGATTTAAAAAATCATCCACAAAATGAAGCTCCAAGTTTAAGAGAAGATCCTACTATAAGACATGCAAGAATAGATGATTTAGGTAGAAGTTTAACTTGGGAACAATCTAATTTTACATGGGATGATACAACAAAAGATAGATGGTGGCAAACAGTATGAGTACATTAACAGGAAAATTAGTATCTAATAGTTATAAACAACTTCTTAAAATGGCAGTATCTGCTAATGAAGGAGTTAGTGCAAGTTTAATAAATGTTCAAACAGGTGATGGAGTTAACACTGCATTACAAGTAGCAACAAGTCAAGTAATGGTTGCAGGTAAGTTTGGTGTATCAGATGATATGTCTGTATCTGGTAATTTACAATTAACAGGTGTTGTTTGTGCATCTTCTTATTATGGAGATGGAACAAACTTAACAGGAGTTACAGCTACAATAGAAGGTAATATATCTGTATCTAATGCTATAGTAGGAGGTACATTAAATGTAGGAGGTACTGCAACAATAACTGGTGCTGTAATGGTATCTGGTGGTGAGATAGCTATTAAAAATGGTGGTACTCAATCTAATATAAAATTATATTGTGAATCTTCTAATGCTCATTATGCAGCTTTACAATCACCTCCACATTCTTCTTATAGTGGTAATTTAACAATAACATTACCAACAAGTTCTGCTACACTTGTAGGAACATCTACTACTGATACATTAACTAATAAAACTTTTGGAGATAAGGTAGAGTTTGATAATGATGTATGTATAAGTGGAGATGCACATATTGGAGGTACAGCTACTATTGCAGGTAATGCTTCTATAGGTGGAACATTATCAGTAGGAGGAGCTACTCATTTAGCAAGTACATTAACAGTAGCAGGTAATACAACAATAACAGGTACATTAGGTGTAGGTGGTAATGCTACATTTGCAGAAAAAGTTTGTGCTTCAGCATTTTATGGTGATGGTACAAATATTACAGGTATACCTATTACAGGTAATATATCAGTTTCAAATGCACAAATAGGTGGTACATTAAAAGTATCTTCTACTGCAACTATAGAAGGTGCTACACATTTAAAAAGTACATTAAGTGTAAATGGTGCAGTTAATTTAGCAAGTACACTAACAATAGCAAGTAATATTTCTGTAGGTGGTACATCTAATATAACTGGTAAAGCTGAGTTTGAAGATGATGTTTCTGTGTCAGGTAATGTAAATATAGGTGGTACAGCTACTGTAGCAGGTAATACAAGTATTGGTGGTACACTTGATGTTGCAGGTAATGTATCATTAGGTGGTAATGTTACAGTTAAAGGAGATGTACATGTAAGTTCTAAAGTATGTGCTTCAGC